GGGTAGGGGCGCGGCGGGTGAGGAGGTTGGCGGCTTCGAGGTGGGTGGTGAGATCGGCGCGCAGGAGGGCGTAACCCATGGCCGGGAAGGTGTAGAGGTGGGCACCTGCCGAACCGGTGATGCGGATGACGGGGATGCCGCAGCCTGCGAGGGCGGCACAAAGGGCGAGGTCGGAGGAGGTGTGGTGCTGGATGCCGGACCAGTCTTTGACGGTGCCTGCGCGATAGATGAGCATCTGGCCTGCGGCGGTGCTGCGGAGGTGATGGGTGATGCCGCGCATCTGCCAATCCATGAGGCGGTCGTAGTTATGCTGGCCGCGCATCATGACGCAGAGGGGATGCATGGGCTCTTTGTGATCGAGCGTGCCTTTTTCCCAGAGCTGGGCGCAGTCAAGCGTGATGTGCTGATACTGCGAGCGGAGGCTGGGGCCGCTGAACAAGAATTGCGTGTGGAGCTTGGCTCCGGCTTTGCTGCTCTGGATGAGGTCGGCTTTGAATTTGAAGCCGAGGGCGATGAGACAGGCGGCGAGCTTGGTGTTGCTGACGGCGACTTGGTTGGGGCTGTCTGGGGACATGAGGGGATCGGCGGGGAGATGGCCCGCGCCCCCATTGGCTGGGGGCGCGGATTGCATGGGCGGTGGTTAGACCGCGATCTCGGGGTAGTAGGACATGGGGACGGTGACGACGGGGACCTTTTCGGAGGAGGTCTCACGCTTCACTTCTTTCACCATGAGGAGCTTGGCGGCATCGCGGCTGAAGCCGTGGATGGTGACGCCGGAGGCGGCGAACTGGGCACAGGTAACGGCCTGGCCGGGATAGACGGCGGCGAGGCCTGCGGCGAGGCCGTTGGAGTCGGGGACGATCTCGCCTTTGAGTTCGATGTCGAGGGCCTTCTTGTAGGTCTGGACTTGGACGATCTGGGCGTATGAGCCGTTGTTGCCGGTGGCTCCGTTGCTGTGGCCTTCCTTCTCTTTGATGTTCACGCGGGGCGTGAAAGAGCAGTCGGTGACGAGGAGGCCGGTGTCGTCGAACTCTTTGAGGTCGTAGGCTGGGAGGGTGCCTTGTGTCTGGAGGGGGTCGAAGGGCATGGGAGTGGGGAGTGGAGGATGTGGAGGAGGCCTAACACGGGATGCAGTTTAAGGAGCGACGGCGGCGGCGGTGCCTCGGAGGGCGGAGGCTTTGAAGATGCATTTGGTGGTGCTTTTGGCGACGAACACGGGGCAGGGATACCAGCCGGTGGTGATGTCTGCGCTGGGGGCGATGCCGCCTGCGGTGCCGCTGAGTGCATAAACGGGGGCGGACATGGAGAGGGTGGCTCCTAATGTGAGGTCGTCATCCTCGGTGATGTAGATGACGGGCTGGCCGGAGGCGGCGGCACTGGCTGCGATGGCGACGACGGCGGCGGTGGTGGCGGAGGCATTGGCATCGGCGAGCTTCCATGTGCCTGCGGTGCTGTCGTAGTAGAGGAGCTGGCCGATGGTGATGGCAGCACCGGCGGTGCCGATCTGCTTTTTGGCGTTGGCCCCAGGGACGAAGCTGGTGGTGGTGATGCTGAGATCGGCAGCGGGGGCGATGCTGGCGATGAGGGCGAGAAGGAGGGCGAGGAGGTTTTTCATGGTCATGGTTCGGCGGATGTCAATCAGGCGACGCGGGAGACGTGGAGGTGGACTTTGAGGGTGAGGCTGTAGAGGACGGAGCGGGAGGCGCTGTCTGGCCGCATGAGGGGGGCCTGGCCTTCGTGGATGATTTTGAGGATGGACCAGCCATCCCGGCGGGTGCTATCAAGCGCGGAGAGCCAGGTCTGATAGGCATCGGCATCGCGGAGGCGGGCTTCGATGGCGGCCATGATGGCGGCGGCGGTGGTGCGGGTGGTCTGGTCTTCGTTGGTGGCGGCTCCGGCTTCTTCGGACTTGGCCCAGGTGCAGAGGACGGGGTTGAGGGTGATCTCACGGCGGGAGCTGGACTTTACGGGCTCTTCTTTGGCGGTGAGGATGATGACGGGCCGGGTAGGCTCGGCGATGCCGTCCATGAGTTCTTTGGCGATGGCGGCATCGGCCTGGCCGGTGGCGGTGTCTTCGAGATACTCGCGGAAGAGATCGGCGATGAGGAGATCGATGGTGGTGGTGGCGAGGGTCATAGGGGGGCGGCGGCTTCGATGACCCAGGCGGGGGAGTGGTCGTCAAAGCCGGTGAGGCTGACGAGGTTGTATTTGCGGCCATTGTGCTCGATGGCATCGAGATCGACGGCGGGCTGGCGTGGGAGGGTGGCGACGCCTGCGGGGGTCTTTTTGGGGACGTGGCAGCGGAGGGTGCGGGTGTGCTCGGTGCCGTATTCGTCGGACTTGGCTTTGTTGTCGCCACTGCTGACGGTGCAGCCTTTAACGAGGTGACGGGTGGAGCCGAAGATGAAGGTGAGGTCATCGCGGAAGGGGCTGGCGGCCATCCCACGCGATACGGCGGAGGCGAAGGTGGCGGGGCTCATGAGGGGAGGGACTGGCCGGGGGTGCCGAGGAGGCGGTTGGCGAGCTGGATGAGGGCGATGGCGAGGGCGTGGTTGTTGGCGACGGGGCCGGTGGCCTGGAGGGATGGGGGATCGCCGGGGATGCTCTGATCGGTGAGGTGGAGGGCGGTGATCTGGATCTCGCTGGTGGGATCGGTGATGCGGAAGCGGCGGATGGCTGAGTCTGCCTCGGCAGGGATGGTTTCTTCGGCGACGGTCATGCCGGAGAGGGGGTGTCAATGGGAAGACTGGGAGACGCCTGCGGCGGAGACGGAAAAGAAGAAGCCGCACCCCCCAACCAAAAGGGGTGCGGCTTCGTGCGGTCCATTGACCACACCAACAAACCTGGAGGAAGCCAGGGAAGGATTACTTGGGAGAGGGGATGTCAATCGACCGCGACAAGTAGGCGATGTGGTAGTGGGTGCCTGCGATGGGGACGATGGTGATGACGCGCCAATCTTCTTTTGCGGCGAGGGTGAGCCGGACGGCGAGCTGCTCGGGCTCGGCGATGCGGTGGGTGTATTCCACGGTGCTCTTTGAGGTTGGTTTTGCCATGGGTGTGAAAAAGCCCGCTGGGGATGCCAGCGGGCTCTGTGGAGGTTTCGGGAGCGGGGGATTAGCCGAGGAGTGTGGCGACGAAGTCCGACTTCCAGACCTTGGCCTGGTAGAGGCAGGTGAAGTCGAGCATGTTCATGCCGTAGCCTTTGTAGAGGGCCACCTCGAAGACGAGGCCGGTGACGTCGTCCACGATGGTCATGCGGTCGGAGGCGGAGTCTCCACCATACGGCATTGCAGGGGGGCGCATGACCAGCTCGACGGCGGAGCGATGGAAGGCGAGGTTGGCGGTGTAGGAGTCGCCGAGGGTGATCTCGGAGGACGTGGTGCCAGCGACACGGAGGCCGGGGTTGTTGATGACGATGTCGCCGGAGGTGGCGGTGCTGCCGGTCTTGACGACGTATTTGTTCGCCGTGTCGGTGTCCAGTGCGATGATGTCGCCAGCCTTGATGCCGGTGGAGTTGACGGTGCCGCCTTCAAAGCCGAGGGTGGTCTGGCCGATGGCTTCGGAGCCGCTGAAGTCGTAGCCGGTGCCTGCGCCCTTCGTGTGCGAGGCGATGCCAGCGGAGGCCTTGATGGAGAGGCCCATCAGATTCAGCAACTCACCACGGCGGAGGAGGGCGTCACTGCCAGCTTCGTTTGCCTTGTAGAGGTTGGCGATCTGGCGGAGCTTGGTGCCTGCGCTGGTGGAGATGATGGTGGAGAGTTCGCCATCGCTCATCGGTGTGCCGTTGTCTTCGAGGATCTGGCGGAGATCAGCGAGGATGGCGATGGTGGAGCCGAAGGGCGTGGTGCCTGCGGTGCCGACGGCGCGGGAGCTGCCTTTGTAGATCACCGAGCCGCAATGGGATTCGATGGTGTTGACGATCTTGCGGATGGCCTGGACCATCATGTCGTCGATGACCTTCTGGCCTGCGGTGTTGCCGAGCTGGCGGAGGGCCTCGCCGGTGAGCGGAACGCGGACGTTGGCGACCTGGCCGATGGTCATGCTTTCCGTGGTGACGGTCTGATCGTCGGCAGCCGGGATGGTCATCGCGGGCGTGTAGGACGTGTTCAGCGTCGGCTCAGCGGTGACATGGCTGAGGACGGTGCCGTTGATGGAAACGCCTTCGGAGCCGGAGTTCACCAGAACGGACTGGATGAATCCCGTGGGCTCACGGGCGATGATGTCTTTGGCTCGGAAGATGTTTTCCGTGAGGGCGGTGAGAGTGAGGGTATTGCTCATGATGTTAGGCGGGGTCTCTGGGTGAGGGTGTCAACGTGGAGGGTTAGGCGGTGAGCTTGCCACCGGCTTTCATGAAGGCGCTGCGCTCGGCGTGATCGAGGGCCTCGAACTCGGCGCGGGTGAGGGCTTTGGGAGCGGTAGGTGCGCCGGGAGTCGGGACGGGGGAGCCTGCGCCTGCGGAGCCTGCGGGGCCGTTTTTGATGAGGGCTTCGAGGGCCTCGATCTTGGCCTGGAGGGGCTTGGTGGCGTTCGTGACGAGGCCGTCGAAGTGGGCTTTGGTTTCGGCGTCTTCGAGGTTGAGTTCGAGTTTCTGCGGGGCGGGCTTGTGGGCGGCGCAGGCGGCGACGATCTGGTCTTCGGTTTCATCGCCTTTGAGGGCGACGCCGACAAGGGAGGCGAGGGCGAGGATGGCTTTCATGTTCTTGGGTAGGGAGGGAGCGTTGGGCTTCGGATCGCTGCGGGTGTCAAACAGGGCGGCGGGGAGCATGGTGAAGTTTTTGGCCCACTGGGGTTTGAAGGCAGTGGCTTTGGTGCCTTTGATGAGTTCATCGGCGAAGCCTGCGTCGATGGCTTCTTGGCCGAAGAACCAGGTGCCCATCTCGGCTTTCATGAGGTCGCGGATCTCGGCTTCGTCTTTGCCGGTGTGCTGGACATAGACGGCGACGATGCGGTCTTCGAATTGTTTGATGACGGCAGCGGCGGCGGCCATGTCGTCGTGATTGCCGGAGGCTCCGCCGGTGACGCGGTGGATCATGACGCGGCCATGCTCGGCGATCTTGACGTTGCTGGCGGCGAGCATGATGACGGATGCCATGCTGGCGGCGGTGCCGGTAATGTTGGCGGTGACGGGGATGCCGAGATCCATGATGGCATCATAAATCGTGAAGCCGTCTTCGACGGAGCCGCCGGGGCTGTCGATATTCAGCGTGAGGGTTTGCAGATTTTGCACCGCTCGGAGCTGGGCGACGAAGTCTTTGGCGGTGATGCCCCAGAAGCCGATCTCATCGAAGATGTCGATGGTGGCATTGCCGGAGGCGGTGTTGGTGATTTTGAACCAGGTAGACATACGCCGGGGGGCGGATGTCAAAGGGGGAGGGACGGGATTGACCTGGTTGACGTTATTGACTGTCTTGGGAGGCGAGATCGGCAGCGATGGTTTCGGGGGTGAGGGTGGCGGCTAGGCCGGACATGGCCTGGAGCTGGATGGGGTCGATGGCGAGGAGGGTGGCGATGCTGGCGGGGATCTTGACGGCTTCGGGCTGGATGCCGGTGGCGCGGGCGATGGCGTAGCGGACGTCGTCGAGCTTTTCGTCGATGCGTGCATGGCGGACGGAGAGACCGCTGCCGCCGGTGCGGGACTCGACGTAGTCTTCCATGGTGCCTGCATTGGCGCGGAGGCGCTCCATGTCGGCACGGTGATCTCGTCCGAGATCGACGGAGGGGTCGGGATCGGTGACGAAGTCGATCTCATTCCAGTCGGCGACTTTGGCGAACTGGGCGAGGCCTCCGCCGGGCATCATGGCATCGGCGATGACCCATTCCCAGGTCCACTGGAGGAAGGGGTAGAGGAGGGCGCGGAGGTTCTCATGGGCGCGGCGGACTTTTTCGATGACGCCACGGAAGGCGGTGCCGCCGAGGGAGCCCATGGAGAAGATCCACTCCACGGGGTAGCCGAGGCCGAAGACGAAGGGGTTGGTGAGTTCTTCGAGGATCTGCTTGAAGGGGATGGCTTCGCCGCCCTGGAAGAAGTTCATGGTTTCGCCATCGGCGAGGGGGATCATGACGGCCCCATCGGCGATCTCCATGAAGCGTTTGCCGGTATCGGTGGCGGGGGTGCCGGTCTTTTCGGCGGCCATGGCGGCCTGCATGGCGTTGGGGACTTTGCCGTCGCGGGTGGTGGTGGCACCTAACAGGGCGGAGCGAATCTTGGCGGCGTGTTTTCGGATGGCTTTGAGGTCGAGGACGTCGAGGAGATCCTTGTTGGACCGGAAGACAAAGGGGATGCCGTGGTATTGATTGAAGCGAATGTTTTCCTTGAGGTGGAAGACGTTGGCGGCGGGGACGGGGAGTGTCTTGGGATTGCTGCCGAGGGTGGTGTCGTCGGTGATGACGCGGAGGGTGAGGAGCTGGTCGAGGGCGTTGTATTGGAGGCCATCAATCCAGCGGCCTGTTTTGGCGTCGAGGGTGGTGAGGCCGTTGTTGGTGAGCTGGTCGCGGAGGAGGGTCTGGAGCTGGAGGCGGCGGCGGGATTTGTCCGCGAGGGTCCAGTCGGCAGTGAGCGGGGTGTTGTCGGCGACTTTTTGGACGAAGGCTTCGCCATCGCCGAGGATGGCGGAGAGCCAGCGGGACTGGAGTTCAAAGAGGGTGCCTTCTTTGCGGAGATCGACGGCGCGGGAGGTGGCCCAGGCTTTGTAAAGGGCGGTGGCGGCAGCGCGAAACTCGGGGTTGGCGGAGATGGATTTGAGGCCGATGCCTTTGCCGATGGCTTCTTTGGGTAGGGCGGTGATGCAGTAGCCGACGACGGGGATTTCTTCCTGGAGGAAGCGGCTGATCTGGACGCGGTCGCGGCTCTTGGACATGCCTTCGAGCTGCTTGGATGACCATGCCTGATAGGTGGGTAGGGTGCGGTAGGTGCCGGTGCTGGCGGGCAGGGCGGCATTGACGATGGGGGCGGCGGGGGCGCGGGAGGTGACGCGAGGGGCGCGGGAGGCTTTCTTGGGCATGGCGGGGGCGGTTCTCGGTTCTCGGTTCTCGGTTAGCCGAGCACTTCGGCGGGAGTGCCGTTGAAACGGAAGCCGAAGGGTTTGGCGAACTGGGAGGCGGTGGCTCCGTCGATCACGGCCTCGACGTGCTCGATGGCTTTGCGGAGGGCGTGGCGGCGGTCTTCGGGCGTGGAGGCGCGGAACTGTGCGGCGTGGGAGTTGCCGCTGAAGGAGGCGCTTGTGATCTCGGCTCCGCTGCGGTCTAGGGCTTCGGCCTGGTAGAGGCCGGTGAGCCAGGTGAGCTGGCCGGCATTGCTGCTGGGATGCAGGATGCGGGCCTCGAAGAGGTAGTCATCGGTGAGGTCGGAGATGGAGACGGCGGGCATCTCGGGGAAGGCTGTGTCAAAGCCTCACGAACAAAGCTGAACACGCAGTGCGAATTTAGTGGAGTCGTATGTCATCCCCGCTGCGACTAGCATCCGCCAAGCGGTTCCTTGTTCGAGTGCGAGAATTGCCAGCAACACATGCTCCGTCCCGATGTATGTTGCTCCCGCTTTTTCTGCTTCGATGGCGGCGCGGGTCATCGTTTGGACCAGCCTGGGCGTGTGATGCTGGCCGTTACGATTCAGGCCCCGGAGCTTGGCCACACCCTCCTTTGCAACCTTGAGTGCCCAGTCGTCCAGAGAGCCAGACGCTGCGGTATCCTTCGCCTTTTCCTGCTTGATCACGATGATTTCTTTCTTTTTGGGAGTTGTGCTTTTTTTCTTCATGGCTGTTCTTTAGTGGCTTAACTGATCATTATATAAAGCCGGGGACGAGGCGGGCGATCCAGAGGGAGATGAGGGCGAGCTTGGAGCAGTCGCCGTAGTGGTCGTGAGGGACACGTTTCCACTGGTTGGTGGACTTGTCCTTCATCTGGCCGGTGTGGCCCATGATGAGGGAGGCATCGGCATCGGTGGGGAGGTGGAAGCCGGGGGTGGATCGGCGGGCGATGCGGGAGCCGTAGAGGTCATCTTTTGCTTGCGTGTCACTATAAGTGTAGAGCTTCAGGCCGGGACGGGAGGCGGCGCGGGTTTCGTTCACGGTGCCGTGCTTGGCGTCTGATCCCTTGGTCGGCCAATAGAAGCCGCCGGAGGCTTCACAGATGTCATACTGGGTCTCGGTGAGGTAGCCAGAATCGATGTAACCGATGCGGGGGACGATGCGCTCATCGGTGCCGGGGATGGTGTAGAGGCGATGGCGGAGGAAGTCGGCAGAGACCAGCTCGCGGGAGCTGAGGAGGGTGCCCCAGTCGATGACGAAGAGTCCGCCTTCTGGAGAGATGGCGGTGACGGTCCAGTGGGTGAGTGCTTCGCCGGGGTCGGCGGTGAGGACGAGGAGCTTTGGCCGGAAGGGGAGGGAGCCGCGCCCATAATTTGTGGAGATGCAGGCGCGGACGGTTTCCTCTTTGATGTTATGGGCGAGGTCGGACCAACAGTTGGCAAGCCATGAGTTGGCGTGGTTTTGATGGTTGCCGAGGAGGTCGGCGGGCTTGATGCGGTTCCAGGCGACGTCGCCGAAGGTGAGGGCGGGGGAGTAGAAGGAGGGAAGGCGGAAGGATTTGTTTCGCTGGGCGGTGGCGGGGTTGAGGTCGATGGGCTCGACGCGGTCAAGCATGGGGAGTCGGTCTTCTTCGCGGATGGGGTAGGCGCAGGACGGGCAGATGTAGCGGATGGTCTCGCGGACTTTTTGTTCGACCCAGAGGCCGTGTGAGTCGCGGGCCTCGGGGGACCAGACGAGGCTGCGGTAGTCGCTATCGACCTTCTCATAGCCGGGGTGTTTGGAGTCGTGGCTTTTATCGGGCCAGTCTTCAAAGGGGAAGAGGTGATGGCACTCGGGACAGGAGACGAGGAAGTGGGTTTGGGATCCGGCTTCGTAGCGGGTCCAGAAGGGATGCGTGACGATGTTGGGGGACGAGCTTTTGTAGCGGAAGGCGTCGGGGCCGAAGGACTTGGCGCGCTCGTCGGCGAGGTCCATGGGGTGGGCTTCGGGGCTGTCTTCGTTGGAGTGGTGCTCAAATTTGCAGCACTCGTCCTGGAAGATGTCGCGCTCGGAGGTGGAGGCGAGGTTGGCGGGGGAATTGGTGCCGGTGAGGCGGATGGCACCGCCGAGCATGTCCATCTCCATGTCGGTGAAGTGGTCGGAGTTGGCGGGTTTTCGCTCGGCGAGTATGGGGTTGAGATTGATGAGGGGCTGGAGCTTTTTTCGCGACACGGCTTTTTGTGCGGTGTCTTTGGTTGGGAAAACAATGAGCTTCGGGCTCGGCACATTGACCATCCGATAGACGAGCATCATCAGGAGTCCGAAGGTCTTGAAGACTTGAGTGGCGGAGCAGGTGGTGACGTCGGTGATGCCACGGGCAGGGTCGGCGCATTCGAGGATGTGCTGGGCGAATCCTTGATGCTGGAGGCTGAAGGGTGCCATGGCTCCATGGACGCGGGCGGGGGACATGGACCGGGGAATTTGAATATGACGGCTGAGGAACTCGACCACGGCGGGGCGCTGCTCGACCAGGGCGAGGCGGAGGAGATGGGCGCGGCGATCACTCATGCGGCGAGGGCGGCGGTGGGGCCGGGGTCGATGAAGGACCGGATGGCGGGGTTGAGGCGACGCTGGACCCAGTCGTCGAAGAGGCGGTTGATGCGGGCGGGGTTGGCGGGGTCGATCTGGGCGGCGAGGTCGGGGATGAGGGAGCGCCAGAGGTCGGTGAGCTTGCGGACGTCGTCGCAGAGTGCGTCATACTCGGAGACGGGGAGGAGGCGGCGGTTTTCGATGTCGGACTGGACGCGTTTTTGACGGGCGGAATGGTAGCTGGATAGGCACTGGCAGGCGATGCGAGCGAAGCCAGCGGCGGTGATGGAGTCGGCTCGGGCGCAGCGGCGGGCGGCTTCGGAGTTCTCTTTGAACATCTCCCAGGCGGTGCATTCGGCGTGCTCCTCGGGGGTGCGGTCGGAGACGGGCTTGTCGATGGCTGGGGGCGC